GGAATATTTCTGATGAAATTATTGAATGGTTTAATCAGGTCACTATTTCAGAAGCCTATGCTACATTCGGTATGGAATATACTGACGAAGCAAAGACCGGCGAAATTGTTCCATTTCGATCAATCAATGAAATTAATTTCTTGAAGAGAGTATTTAGATGGGACGTTGTGCAGAACCGCTATCGTGCACCTCTCGCTCTGGAAACAATCCGAGAGATGGCGATGTGGAACCGCAAAACTGTTGATCCTTACCAATTAACTTCTGATGTGCTACAAGAAGCAGTTCATGAGTTAGCTCAACATGATCGAGTTGTTTTCGATAGAGAACTTCCTAATTTTGAACGAGCACGTAAGATTATCAACGATGTCACACCATGCTTCTTCGAAACGTACGAAGCGTATCAACGAGTTGAATACGCTAAGTATGTCGAGGAGGCATAAATGAAACTCCCAGATCGGGGCTAACATTCGATGGCCGATAAGTGTTAGCAGCAAATCCTGCTGGAGTGGGCGTTACATCTTGTGACTGGCGCTCAATGGGAATACTATTTAGTATTAATGATAGGATACCGCCCATTTAAATCAATAAGGATACTATCCGGCCGTTCCTGATGTGTACTTGGTATTATGCACGTATAGGAACTGAATTAACAGTACCGCTAATAATTCAAATGAAGCGCAGGTCCTCGCTGCCATATCAAACGAGGAAACACATGAAACCGCCATGCTTGGACTCCATGCATCACATGATGAACGAACTGAAGTAGTTGAGTTCAAGGAAGATGGCGTAGTTAAGATTCAAGATGAACCAGTTGTATCGCCGTTTGATGGGTATTTGTATAATGCAAATGATTCTCTCATAAACGACGTTAAAGGTTTTCTATCTCGCCCTGTCGAAATAGCTAACTTTGCGTGGCCTGTGACTGCCGATGTTGGTGTGGATCTCATTAATCCAGCCATCAACACACCGGGTTTTCAGCTTCCGCAACTGTGGATTCAGCGTCCTATGATTAATCAAAAGCTTTCTGGCTTTCGATTTCTTCGTTGCACTTTTAGAGTGCGTATTCAAGTCAATGCGCAACCTTTTAATGCAGGGCGATTACTGGTTTGGTTCAACCCTCTTGCTGGTAATTTCTCAGGCAATCTTAACCAGGCAACCTCTACGAAACACTTCGGTGGTATCACTGGGTACCGACATGTGGATTTGGATTTATCTGAATCTACCGCTGTCGAATTGCTCATTCCCTACATCGGAACTCTTTCGCATGTTGATCTCATCACTGGATCCGGTATGATTGGTAACGTACGCCTTACGGTGTACTCCAAACTTACCGGTACTGGAACTACTGACATCGATGGGACTGTATGGGTATCTGCAGAAGATATACATATTGAAGTTCCAACTGGTCTTCCTCTTCATATTGTTCCTGCTGACAGGCAT